TTTTTGACGGATAAGCTCGGCGCGTACAGCTGCGCCAAGTGCTTCGCCCAGCCTATTCGCATTGGGCTGGTCACCCTCCACTTGTGTGCCTTGGGCGTCAACGTTGACCACAATATTGCCCACACCTCCAGAGGATTCAACACCAAGCCGACCACCAGGCCCACGCTTCAGGGGCATGATTGCTTCAGGGCCAGCCTCGCCCATTAGGCCAAAGCGACCAGCGCCGCCATTGGCAAAAGCAAACATAGTTGGGTTGTTGACCACTCCACCCTTTGCAAAGCCAAATGGCAAACTCTTGCTAAAGGCAGCCGCACCAAATGCACTGCCATCAATGCCAGTCCCGCCAGAAACAACTTGAGGGCCACCAAATGGCGAGGTTGGCAATGGCCCCTTGCCCAAGGATCCAATCAGTTGCATTAAGCGAGCAAGAACCTGCGTCTGGATAATCATCCGCGCAGTTGCTTCGATCATCGAGCGTGCAAAATCTCGGAAATTTGCGGTGCCATTAACAACCAGGCTGACAAGAGAATCTTCAAGACCTTTGAAAGCGACACCCGCCAAATTGGCAACGCCTTCACGAACACTGCCAATAGCTTCTAAATAATTGGCTGCTGCATCTCTTACGCCGTCAAATCCGGTCGCTTGATTTTTTGTTACTTCAATAGCCTCAATCGTGATTGTCTTAAATCCAGCTGCAGTGCCAATCAGCTTCTGCAGCATCTTTTCGTATTCTTCGGCAGCTTTTTGCTCAGGTGTTTTTGTCTGCCTTTCTGGCCTGGTCCTACCCGCTGCGCCAGGCGCTGTAGCCATTGGCGTAAAGAACCCTCTGCCACCGCCGCCGTAGTCAGTGCCTCGCTCTGATGTGCCATATAGCAAGCGGTCATATTGGGCTTTATTTTTCTTGGCCCTGTCAAACGCTCCCTTGTAGGCGTTGCCGACCTCGGCCATGGCGCCGCCAAAGTCACCTTTAAGAACTTTGCCAATGACCCTAAAGCTGGTTACAAGGCCACGAACCAGCTCATCGACCAAATCAATCAGGCTCTTGATGACAATGGCCGTTCCACGGATGCCGTACTCAATGACCTTAAATAACGCGGTCCAATCGTTCTCGGTTGCGAACATCTCCGAGAAAACTTCGATGATCGCGTTCAGCGCAGGCAGCAATGCATCTAGCAGTTGCTTTCTAAAGCCATCAAACTGAATCTGCAGGATGGTCAGCTGATCGTTGAAGTATTCAGCGTTTTGCGAGAAATTCTCGCTAACCTCATAATTAAATTTCTCTAACGCCTCACTGCCGCCATTCAGCAGCGTGATCATGTCGGCGCCAGATTTGCCAAACAGCCGCATGGCAATGGCTGCCTTTTCCGGGCCATTGGGCAAATCCTTGAACTTGTCTGCAATTTCTTTCAGCAGATCATCAGAAGCCTTAAGGCTTCCATCTACTTGCTTTACGTCTACGCCTAGGCTTGCGTAGGCATCGCTATAAGTTTTGACGCCTTGAGCGGCTTCATAGGAAGTCCGGGCAAAACTCTTTAAACCCGTTTCAAGCTGCGACTGCGAAACATCAGCCAGCTTGCCTGCATTGACAAAAGCCTGCAGGGAGTTGGCTGCAATGCCGGTCCTGGTGCTCAGCTTGCCAAATGCATCAGCCTGATCAATCGTCTGCTTTGCAAGGTTGGCAAATGCGCCAACAGCAAGCGCAGCGCCTAAGGCTTTGAAAGCAGTATTCAGGCCGCCAACGGCCATCTTGAGGTTCTTGACCTTGCCCTGCACTCCCTGCATGGAGTTGCCAAGGCGCTTGATATTGTTCTCGCCCTTAACGTTGGCGTTGATCAGCAACCCAAAGGTGGTCGCCATTACTTGGACTCCTTATTCAGAATCTGCATAACCGCCCCTTCCATGACCTGCAGATCCTCCAGAAGTGAACGGGGGTCTTCTACTTCATACAGTCTAAAGAGCCACGCAAGCGCCCCATAGTCAAAGCCCAGCAAGCCGTTCATTGAAACGCGCCACTGGGTCTGACAGCGCAGAAACATTTCGACGGCTGCCCAGTTCTCTTGCCAGACTTCAAAATTCTCCGGCCCTTCTGGAACTGGAAGAGCCAAGCCAAAGGCCGCGGCATCTGCCATCAGCTCCGAGGTGTCTTCGGTGCCTTTGGCCCAATGCTCAGCGGCCTCGATCAGTTTTTTCGCTTAGCCCCTTGATGGCTCTCCAAATAGGTGGTGGCAATGGCCCCAGCCAGCATTGGCACGTCTAGCAGCTGCGCCAAAGCCTTCTGACTAAATGGCAGCTCTTTGCCATCGTCGTCGGTGATGCCAGACCACCCAACCAAAATCTCAGAAACAAGGTCAGCCTCTGTCAGCTGTTCCTCCTGAATCATTTGGCCGATTTCACGCATCCGGCTTTGACTGACGCGCTTAAAAACCCCGTCAAAGGTGACGCGCTGATGGCGGCCACCGTCAACGGGGATATCAAACGCAACAGGCCAGCTGTAGGTATCTGATTGCTTGAGAACGAACGCCATAAAAGGTGGCTAATCGCCGCAAGCGTAGCAGTTGCCTACGTCAGTGCAATCGAGAACTCATCGTTGCCCGAATTGGAAGGGGCAGCGTTGTAATCGATATTCAGCATTTGGATTCCATCGGAATCGCTATAGCTGATCGCTGTCAGGTCGGTTTGAGGTGCGCTGAACGTGACGATATTGCCAGCGGTTTGGCCGTGCTGGAACGTGTTGTTTCCAGTTGCCGTGCCGGTGATATCGGTGAAGAAGTTGTGAGTGGCCATCAGCTCAGCTTCCAGCACAATGCTGCCGGAAGGCTTCCGATCCGTATAGAGCACCTCCTTAGTGCCACCAACCAGCTCGCGGTAGGTGGTAGCTGCGTTCAGGTCAAATCCAAACGACTGCACGGCACCGGAGAAACTAAACAGTTGCTGGCTGGTGGTGTTGCCGTTCTTGAACAGCACCGGCCTGGCCTGGTTCTGATAGGTCGGCGTGGGGTTCGCGCTGTCGTCGGGAGCGTTGTAGATGCCCACCATCGAAAAATTGAGGGTAGGAATCTGGCCGACTTCAGCAGCAATAGAGAAGGTGCCGCGAGCGCCGGTCACTTTATGGCGCACGCCATCGGTGAAGTAGTAAAGAGTCGCGGACTCAAACGACTCAGAACGAGGCGAGTAAGTAACCGAGGTGTCGGCAACAGTCGTCACGCTGCAACCACAAGCGCGAATCAGAGCGTCCCAAGCCGGGGCAGTGCCAGCAGTTCCCGAACCTGCAAGCTCAACCTCAAAGCTCACCTCGACGCGCTGGAAGGCCAGCAGGGCCTCAAAGTTGCCCATAAAACCGCGGACTAATTCACGCTCAACCACGTCCGATTGGATCGGGGTGATTTCCAAGCTGCGAACGAGGATCGCGTTATCAGCGCCCGTAGGTGTGGGGTCTGTGCCGTAAGTGCTCTCGATCTCCGCGAGCAATAGGCGTTGGCTAGTGCGGAGGGTCATCGGTTACAACCTCGATCTCGGGGGTGGTGGGTTGTGCCGGCGTCGTCCGCTAGATAGCGCGATTGCCGGTTAGTTCTTCAATCACCATCGTAGCTAGGGGATGGTGGTCAAATCGTCAAGTTCGGTTCTGTACCTGACAAGGTAATCGCAACTAATTACCCCAGTCGGCTGATCAGCGTCAACCATCTCAAAACTGACGTTTCCGGGCTGAATATCTATGGCGTTTCCGCCAACAGTCAGATCAGCCATCAGCTTGGCGTGCAAGCTTTCAACAATCGGATCGGCCTGCTGATCTGGCACGTCGCCGCGCACAACAACGCTCACACGCACCACCAAGCTCCAATCGAGCGTGGGAAGGCTGGTGTTCTGCTCAGGCGTATCGCTGACCGGCTCAATAATGATTGCCGGGCTTTCCTGCCGCGCTAAAGCCTGCACGCGGCTACGCCAGATCCGTGTGCCAACGTTTGAGGTCCCGGTCAGGGTCGTTCTGATCCTGGCCAGAATCGACTCGCGCCGGGTCGTCATGCCTTCACCTCAACTGCAACCAACCGGCCACGCTT